AATAGTGCAGTAAGAATGACTATTTTAAGAGACGGCAACGTTGGCATAGGAACTGATTCGCCAGCTACACAACTACACATTGAAGGTTCTGCACCATACCTAAGAAGTAAAAATACATCTGCACCAACAGATGAAAAGACTTGGGACTACAACGCAGGTACTGACGGAACTTTCCGTTTCAGAGCAGTTAATGATGCGGCAACTGATGCAAATAACTGGATGGTTGTAGACAGAAGCGGTGTAGATATTAACTACATTACTATGTCTACAGGCAACCAAGAAGAAGCTATAAGAATAGATAGCAGTCAACGTGTTGGCATAGGCACAACTTCGCCAAGTGAGAAGTTACAAGTAAATGGAAAAGTCAGAATAAATAACGGTGGTAATTTATTTATAGATTCAACTGCTACTGATGTAAATTTTGCTGCTACTGGTAGCCAGTTAATGAGGTTTGAAGTCAATAGCTCAGAACGCATGAGAATAGACTCATCAGGACGTGTTGGAATTGGAACGACTTCGCCAGCTGTAGCTTTAGATATTGCTGGTAGTTCTACAACACAAATGCGTGTTCAAATGTCAGGTCAAGCAGATACAAGAGTTTTATCTGATACAGGAACAGGTATTGTAGGAACATATAGTAACCATCCTTTAAATATTAAAACAAATGGTTCTACAGTAGCAACTATCGACACCTCAGGCAACGTTGGAATTGGTGCTGCACCTTCAACTCACACCTTAGAGGTTTGGCGTTCAGGTGGAGACCATTTGCTTTTAGGACGAGCTGGTGTAGGCACGTATGAACTTGGTGTTTCTACAGATAATGCGTTGACATTTGAAGATGGCGGCTCAGAACGCATGAGAATAGACTCATCAGGCAACGTTGGCATAGGAACTGATTCGCCAAGTTCTGTTTTAGAAATTGCAAAGAATGACCAGACCAATGGTGCAACTCTAAGCATTACTAATAGTTTTGAGGGTGGTGGTTGGAGTGCAGGAGATACTGTAGGAACTATTAATTTTAGAGTTGATGATAGTTCAACCACTCAGCCTATACGTGGTCAGATTAAGTTATTTGATGACTTAGCATCAGGCAGTAGCACTTATCCTTATGCAAATGCCATGTCATTTAGTACAGGGTATCTTAATACCTTAAATGAACGCATGAGAATATCGTCAGATGGCTCAGTTGGAATTGGCACAAGTTCGCCAAGTGAGAAGCTTGAGGTAAACGGCAATGTTAAGTTTGGAGACAGTGTAACAGGTCTTTCTTTAGCACACAGCACTGATGAATACAGAATTAATGGCGTGGATGTAGGAGGTAATGCGTGGAACTCTCTACATCTTAAAGCAGATGGTAATGATGGCTTGTTCATTCAAAAAGATACTAATAACGTTGGAATTGGCACGACTAGTCCATCTTTTAAACTTCATGTTGATACAGATGGAAGTGGGGTTATAGCAGGTTTCTTTAATAGTACAGACACAACTTCTAAAGAAGCATTATTGCAAGTAGGAGGAACGCTAACAGATAATTATGGGGTTATGTTTGGTGCAAAACCAGAGGTAGATACACCAGCAGTTCAAGACCATGCATTTATTGTAAAAACCAATGACAGCACAGGCACAGACCATGTAGAAAGATTTAGGATTAGTTCAGATGGAAACGTTGGAATTGGAACTGATTCGCCAAATTACCTTCTAGACGTTGAAGGCTCTGGCTCATTATTACGCGTCAACTCTACTTCTGGAGATTCCAATATAGATTTACGAGTTGCTGATACTACAAGTCTTAATATAATAAATTTTGGTGATTCTGGTTCTTCAAACGCTGGACGTATTCTTTATCGTCACAGTGGTGACTCAATGGCATTTAATGTTGCTGGTAGTGAGGCAGTCCGTATTATAAATGGTGGCAACGTTGGAATTGGCACAACTTCGCCAGATGCAAAGTTATCAATACATGCAGCAGTAAATAATCCTGCTATAGAAATAGTACCGACTACAGATGAAAATTCTGCTGATTCAGCAGTACTAAGGTTATGGGGAACTAAATTTGGTACAGCTAATAGATACTCAGAAATTAGAAATGTAACTGATGGCTCTACAGCAAATAACGAACTTGCCTTTAATACCAATGGTTCTGAACGCATGAGAATAGACTCATCAGGTAATGTGTTGGTGGGTACTACTTCTACTGAGATTGCTAATGCAACTACCGAAACTGGAATCGTACTAAATAATGGTGGGTGGTATGAAGGCTCAAGAGATGGTGGTACAGTCGGATATTTTAATAGGCTATCTAGCGATGGCAAGATAGTAGAATTCCGCAAAGACGGCTCAACAGTTGGAAATATCGGCTGTCCAGATGGTGCAAACGGTTCACAATTAGTTATAGCTGCTGGAGTAAATGGAACTAATACTGGTGTTGGATTACGTTTTACCTCTTTCACAGTTACGAATATTATACCGTGTTATGATGATGGTAGTTCAGCCGATGATTACATAGATTTAGGTAACTCAGGTGCTAGATTCGATGACATCTATGCAACCAATGGAACTATACAAACTTCAGACAGAAACGACAAACAAGACATTGAAGCAATTACAGATGCAGAGACTAGAGTTGCTACTGCTTGTAAAGGCTTGATAAGAAAATTCAGATGGAAAAGTGCTGTAGCAAAAAAAGACGATAACTCTGATTCTGATGAAACAGCTAGAATTCACTTCGGTATAATAGCTCAAGACTTACAAGATGCTTTTACTGCTGAAGGATTAGACGCAGGTAACTACGCTATGTTCACATCACAGACTTGGGAAGACTCTGATGGAGTCGAACAAACTAGGTTAGGAGTCAGGTATAATGAACTCCTAGCATTTATAATTGCAGCAATATAGGAGAAATATAACATGGCAAATACATACACATGGGATTGCAAAACAGTAGACGTTTATCCCACATACGAAGAACACAGTGACACAGTCTACAATGTTCATTATAGACTTAACGCTGAGAGCAGCGAGACACACGAAGTAGATGGTGTTCAAGTACCATATACAGCTAGTGTTTATGGCACACAATCATTATCACTTGATGATATTGGTTCAGACTTTATACCCTTTGCAGACTTAACCAATGCAGTGGTTACTGGTTGGGTTGAGGGCATTATGGGTGAAGAGGAAGTAGCAAACTTAAAGTCTGCTTTAGACTCTAAAATAGCTGAGGAGATAACACCTACCACTGAAACAAAAACTATAGGATCTTAATATGGAAAGCTTAATACAGATAATTGTCGTAACAGGCGTAATATTGTTTATAATATATAAAAAGAAACCAGAATGGATTGAGTTGATAAAATCCAAATTTAAGAAGTAAGCATCATGGCAGATACCTATACCACTAATTTAAACCTTAGAAAACCACAAGTAGGAGGCGCTACTAACGAGTGGGGAACAAGATTAAACAACGATTTAGATTTAATTGATAATATCTTTGCAGACGCTGGTAACGGTACTGGCGTTGGTTTAAATATTGGTAGCAGTAAAACCTTAACAGTAGCAGGAACATTAACCTCTACTGGTACAGCATCTTTTACAACTATTGATGTAAATGGCGGTGCAATTGATGGATCTCCAATCGGTGCAAATTCAGCATCAACTGGGGCGTTTACTACTTTATCAACAACTGGTTTAGCTACATTAGCTACAGTAGATATAAACGGTGGCGCAATAGATGGTACTGCTATCGGTGCTACTACAGCCTCAACTGTTGCAGCAACTACAATAACAGGAACTACTGTAACTGCTAGTGGTAATGTAAATACTACTGGTGGCGAGCTACAGATTAATGGTACTAACGTACTAGAAAAGGTATATCCAGTTGGATCTATTTATATCAACGCAAGTATAAGCACCAATCCAGCAACATTGCTTGGCTTTGGTACTTGGGTAGCTTTTGGAGCTGGTAAAGTTATAGTTGGTTTAGATTCTAGTGACACAGATTTTGATACAGCAGAAGAGACTGGCGGTGCTAAAACTCATACATTGACAACTAGCGAAATACCATCACATACGCATACTACAACAATAGGCGTTGCATCTGGTGGCTCTGCACCAGGTGCATTAGAAAACAGAACACCAACAGGCGGTGTTGATTACACTTCAAGTTCAACAGGCGGTGGACAAGCGCATAACAACTTACAACCCTACATAGTTGCTTATATGTGGAAACGTACAGTATAGGAGCTGACAATGGCCCTATACCCAATCACACCACCCGCAGGAATAGTAAAAAACGGTACTGATTATGCCAACAAAGGACGTTGGGTAGATGGTGATTTGGTACGTTTTGAAAACGGTTATCTAAAACCTATTGGTGGTTGGACAAACTTTGAAAACACTACCTTAGCAGGTACACCAATAGCTATGTATTCTTATAGAACCAATGACGGAGAAAAAGTTTTAGCAGTTGGTACAAGAACAAAAGTTTATGTATTTTATGAAGATGCTTGGATAGATATAACACCATCAGGTTTTGTGGGTGATTCTGTCAACACTTCAACTGGTTACGGTACATACGATTACGGTGAAGAAGATTACGGAGATGCTAGAGCATCATCAACACTAGCACTCAAGGTAGATCATTTTTCATTTGATAACTGGGGAGAGCATTTAGTCTTCTGTTGTTCTAGTGACGGTAAGATATACCAATGGAGGCCAGATGCAGGTTCAGGTTCACCAGACACTATAGCTACACAAATTAGTAATTCTCCAATAGGCTGTCAAGCTATTATAGTTAGCAATGAAAGACATTTAATAGCCATAGGATCATACACAGATCCAAGAAGAGTATCTTGGTCAGATAGAGAAGATAACACTAACTGGACATCTACTGCTAGAAATACAGCAGGTGATCTGCAAATACCAACAGGCGGTAGAGCTTTATACGCAGTTAAATGGCAGAACGATATTATTATATTTACAGATGTTGGTATTAATAGACTTTATTATGTAGGCTCACCATTTGTATATGGAATACAAGATGCTGGTGTAAGTTGTAAAGCAATCAGTCCAAGAGCAATAGCATCATCTGGTAGCTTTTTATCTTGGATAGGTGAAAATTCATTCTTTACATTTGATGGTAAGCTAAGAGAACTTAAATCAGACGTACATGATTTTATCTTTGACAACATAAGAGTTAGCAACCAAGAGAATACTTTTGGTACACACAACATAGACTTCAATGAGATTTGGTGGTTCTTCCCAGTTGGCGATGATTACCAATCAACACCAAACAAATATGTTATTTGGAATTACTTAGATAATGTATGGTCAATAGGATCAATGGATAGAGGTTGTTGGGTAGACCAAGGTGTATTTGATTATCCGTTATCATGTGATTCAAGCGGTAATGTGTATGAGCATGACAAAAGAGTTTTATTTGATTCACCAGGCATAGGAACGCAAGTACCGTTTTGTGAAAGCGCACCCATAGAAATAGGCAATGGCGATAGAGTGGTACAAGTTAATCAGATTATTCCAGATGAAGAAGCAGCAACATTACCAGGTATCACAGTAGGATTTAAAGGTAAGTTCACACCACTTGGCGCAGAAACAGATTTCGGTAACTTCACTTTTGAAACTGATGGTTATGATGGTTATACAGATGCAAGGTTTAGTGCAAGACAAGTATCTATGAAAGTAACAGGATCACTAACTCAAGATTTCCAAGTTGGTAAAATAAGAGTAGATGGCAAACCAAGAGGTAGAAGATGATATCACCAGAAAGCAAAAGCCAGTATATACAACAGGTTACTAATGCAAAGGTAGATTTAAACACTACTAACTTAACTACTATATATACAGCACCATCAGGTGATGAGTTTGATTTTGCAATTATAGAATCCATTTTAGTATGCGACCATGGCAACCAACAAACAAACGTAGACTTATCTATAACCTCTGGATCAAACGTGTTTCATATATTTAAAGAACACAACATAACCGCACACGCAACAGATGAATTATTAACCAGAGACTTAGTATTAAAAGCTGGTGAAATATTAAAGGCACAAGCTAACCATACCAATCTAAACATAGTAGTAAGCCTAGTAGAATATGCAAAAGGCGATTAAAGAAAGTTGGCAAGAGGAATGGATAAGAACTAAACCTCTTATAGCAAAAGCCCTTAAACATCAAGATGCCTATACAATTGATGACATAGAAGATAAAATAAGAGAAGGAATATTCCTACTTTGGGCTAGTAAAAACTCAGCCTTCGTAACAGAGTTTGTAGTATTTCCACAGCACACCGCAATGAATTTACTTTTTTGTGGTGGTGACTATAAAGAGTTAGAGGCGATGTTGCCACACATAGAAGAGTACGCAAAGAAATGTGGAGTCAAAAGACTTTACGGTGGTGGCAGAAAAGGATGGACAAGAAAGCTTAAACATCTTGGATTTGTAACAGAACATTTAATTAGAAAAGATTTATGAGTAAAGGAAAAAGCAGAACACAACAACAAACCACAATGCCAGATTGGCAGATGGACTTATTTAAAGATTACTATGGTAGAGCAAAAGAAGCTGCTGATATGCCATTTCAAGGATATACTGGAGATAGGTTTGCTGGTATGTCCCCAGAAGAACAACAGATGGGCGCAAGCATTCAAAGCTTATTTGGTAGTGCTTTTGGTGGTTTTGATCCTAC